CCAATTAACCCATACCCGCCCACAACGCCCCACAGCAGGCCGTTAGTGCAAAGGGCTAGGCAGATAGGCGACACGGCTTTTAACGCCTTCTCGCTTGTCTACGGCACGGCATTTGGGGCGTTTATAACCCACTGCCTTGTGGAAGATGCCAAGATGGTGAAGCCTAGGAGGTGGTTGGCGTGAGCAAAGCTCTAACTTTAGGTGAAGTGTATAAAGCTATTGCTGACTGCTCCAATGGCTTTTTTGATATTCTTTCCCCCAGTAGTGTTTATGCAGTAAAACAAGGTTTTTCTAGTCGCTTTGTCGAAGCAAAGGCAAAGCCGACTGGCGAGAAACTACAACTGCTAAAGCAGACTTATTATGTTGAGCCTCAAAAGACAACAACAGCACCTTTTGATTTAGAGAGGTGGGAGCTTAGGCTGGATAAAAACACAGCAGGGGGCACGTTGTTTTTGATACCCAAAATACAAAAAATTGAAATGTTTGGCGGTGATTTATTAGCAGTAGCTCAAGTGCAACCGTGGAGGCTGATTGTTAATGTTGATTTCTATAGCGGGAGCATCTGCCGAGACAATACAGACTTTTCTCGCTGTAGTGTTTATGTTGCCCATAAAGAAAAAATAAAACCGTCTGATGCCGTTCTATGGCAAAAGAAAGTAAAGGGTGCTATCAACAAAGCTAAGCGTAACCCCGCCAAGCCCACCGTTTCCAGTGGGCGGGGTGAGTGACGAGGGGAAGGGTGTGTTAGCTCCACAGGGGTAGTATAGCACCCCTCCCCCAAGCGGTGTAGATACACCCTAAAGGGGTATTGCATTAAATTACTTTTAGTGTATAGTTATAGTATCAAATGAAAGGAACGAAATGCCTAAGCCAAGACCAACATTACAAAGCCTTATAGAGGAGATTGGGCTAACTCAAAAGCAGCTAGCTACCTTGGTAGGGGTCACGCCTACAACGGTGTGGCGTTGGTATCATGGTGAGGCTCGTCCTAGACCATTAAGCGTAGGCAAGTTGCACGACTTAGCTCGAGCATATGGCATGGCGCAACGGATGACTAGGGCTTTGGCTCACTTGGACGAATTGCTGGCGACGGCAAAACGATAGTTTTTTGACAACTTGCAGGCGGGTAGGCAACTACCCACCTTCACCCAAAGCCAGCACCGTTAGCTGGTTTTTAGTGGAGGATACTTTGTGTTCAGATGGCTTTATAACCTTTTTAAACCACCTTATAAGGCCTTGGCTATCAGGGCTATGGAAGATTACAAGGTTGTTATGGAAGATTACAAGGTTGTTGTTGCCGCCCATGCCTCACAAGGTGAACAGGCTTTGGCCATTATGAACAGTTGGCAGGCTCAATGCCAACAATTACAAAAAGAGAACAAAGAGCTAATAGCCATTAACGAAAGACTACTTTTTGAACTAGGCAAGGCTCTTATGGTTAAGTGTGAAAGTTAAGGCGCAAGCCGTTAGTGTGTGTGAATGGAGTACCTAGAGATGAATACAGATGAGTTTTTGCAGTCGCTGACAGCGGAGCAACGCCAAGCCTTTAAGGTTATTCTTCAAGAAAGGATGGAGAGCCTCCCCAACTTAATAAAGGAATACGAGCAGTATTTACAGAAATTGAAAGCCTTTAATCAGCCTCCCGAATCTGATAAAAAAGGCCTTTCTTTGGGTATAGATGACATTATCAGTTTAGTTCGTAGGAGCCAGCCAGTGAGGCGTAGGCGTAAAATTGAGTACCCTTTTTGGGGAGCTTAAGTACCGTGTGTGTGACCCCTCTGTTAAAGGAACCTAGCCAATGAACCCCCCTCAATACCCCCCTGCCGTTCAACGGCGGTTAGATAAAGAGCTGTACAACCAGCAAGCCCCCTTAGGCTTTGTTAAAGGCCAAGCCCCTGACTATAGCCAGTTTGAGACAGCCGACACCTTGGCGCAGGAGGCCGAGATTAAGGCAATCCTTAACCCTGCTAGGCTGTATGGAGGGTTGTTTTAATGGCAACTGCTGAAGAGATAGCCAGGGCCATAATGGCCGATTGGGGCGACGAGCATCAGCTTATAGAACGCATAAAGCTGGCTCTCCAAAAGTATTACCAGCAGGGCTGGATTGATGGGGCAAAAGGCATGAAAAGCGGAAGCCTCAAAGAAAGTTACGACCCTGAATGGGGCGGAGAATTGCCATTATGAAAACCCTTAAACACCTAGGCGCAACCCTTGGCCTAGCCGTTATCGTCGCCTTTATGGTGACAGTGGCTTACGTTGACTACCAGCACCACGTGCAGATTGACAGGCTCTCCACCGCCACGGTAGAGGCCAGTAGCGATGCCCCTGTGCCAGTTGGCTACCCTGATGATAGTGAGGTTGTTTAGGCCGAGAGGAGGCCAGTTAAGTTAGTTAGTGTAGTAAACGAGGAGAAAACGAGATGAAACAAGCGATTACATGCGGTATAGTGGCGACAGTGCTAAGTTTGATTTATGGGTATCAGCTTGGCCAAATTACAAGGCTGGATGCTGACAAGCAACTATACCGTGGGCAACTTGAAGCCTTAATGGATAACGCAACAACACGTGGGTTTGAAGTAAGTGTTGATAAGGATTACGCTTGTTTAAGGCCACCAAATGAGCGAGTTCCTTACTGTGCTTCTGTTAATGAAAGAATTACCCCTATTGAAGGTTAGAGTTAATAAACCGAGGAGAAAACGAGATGACGACATACTTAGTGCCTATCACCGCCACGGCCTTGATTGCTAGCGTGGTGCTGTTTAGCGGGTGCAGTGGCGAGAGCTACACCTTTGATGACGTGCAAAGCGATAAGAGCCGTAACTACCAGCAGGTAGGCGAGGGTGTGGCTAGTGCTTGCAACCAAGGGGAGCAGGCTTGTAAACTGGCCATTGACGGTGCTTGGTTAGGCCAAGGGCTGACTTTTAAAAACCCCTACGACAAGCCGAAAGTGGAGGTAGCTCAAGCCGAGCAAAGCCCAAAGCCCCAGTTACGGCTAGAGCAGGCAGCCCAAGCTCACCCAGTGCCAGTGCTAGCAAAGGTAGCCTCTAGCGACGGCAGGCCAGTAGGCAAGGCTTGGGAGGCGTTAAGCCCACAGCAGCGTTACCAGTGGGTGTTAAAAGATTACGCCTACCGCCACGGGGTGCCGTTTGAGATAGCCCACTCACAAATTAACCAAGAAAGTGGGTTTAGGGCGAGGGTGTGTAGTAATGCTGGTGCTTGTGGCATTGCGCAGTTTATTGCCACCACTGCCAAGCGGTTTAAGGTCAATCGTAACGACCCGCACTCATCACTAGATGGTGCGATGCGGTACATGGCAAAGTTAAGGCGTGACTATGGGGGTTGGGAGGTAGCCCTAGCTGCATACAACGGCGGGGCAGATGGTGCAAGATTTGCACAAGCTGGCTTTAGCCCTGATTATGGTAGGCAGTTACACGCCAAGCGTAAGGCCAAAGGCAGTTACTTTGACTGGAAGCAGAACAAGCATTACGTTAGCAGTATTATGAGCAACGCCCAGCGCATGGGCTATGGAGGTTAAACGATGCACGAGATGACGCTTGATGAGATGATTGCTTGTGTTGAAGGGGATGCAAAATATTGGGAGGAATGTACCCCCTATGTACCTGAAAACGCAGAAGAAATGCAGTGTATCGCCCGCTTTTTAAAACGGCTAAAATGGTTGCCGATTGAGGATGCCCCGCCAACAGATATAGACAATGAGGTATTACTTACTGGCTATGCTTACGGCGACCCTAATAAAGGGCGATATGTTGCGACAGGCTTTTGTGACCAAGACGGTATTTGGCGAAGCGACACAGATAGCGACGAGTTAATCCAGCCTACCCACTACATGCCCCTTGACGCTTTACCCCCTGTCCCTAAGGAGACAACCCCCAATGACAACTAGCACACTAACCCTAGACGAGGTACTCAACGCCAACAAAGTGCAGGTGAGTGGCAAGCTCGGCACTTACAAAGAGACGCTTACCCGCCGTACTGATTGGCGACCTGACCAGCTTGCCATACTCTACGCCTGCTACATGGCGGGTGAGGTGACTATCCTTGAAGCAGGGGAGGGGTAGTAAGTATGCCATCCGCCCAAAGTTCTCAAGCCTCTATGCGTTGGGTTGTGCGCCAATGGTTAAGAGATAAGCCAACTGGCTTTGAGTTTACCATAGCTAAAGCCTGCACAGCCCTTGGGTTACATAGAGGGGGTGGGCTAAGTGGGGCAATACACGCCTACCTTGGCCACCTGATTGAAAGCCGTGGCAAAGGCATAAGGGGACGAGAACACTTTAGGATGCTCCCCATTGCCAACCGTACCCCTGAACACTTACTACCTAGATAAAGGGTTGATTATGAACGTACCTAAAACACCTGACCACAAGCTGATAGGCGCATTGCGGATACTGGCCAACGATGCTATGCGAGGAGCAGTTGACCTTAACGTGTTACCCGCCGTGCTGTATGAAGTAGCCGACCGCCTAGCCGAATTAACCCAACCTCAGCCGATTGAGACGGCTTTAAAATCTGAGCATGTGCTTTTATTTGGTGGGGAATTGCACGACGACGAGACTGGTGAGGTTTATCAAAACGATTCTTGTGTTATTGCCTATCGTGACTATTCAATGTGGCATTTGAGGTTTGGCGACGTGCTTGTTGTCAACCCCACCCACTGGCTACCCTGTGTGAAGGTTGACCCTGCCAGCCTAGGGGGGCAAGTGGATGAGGAATAGGGGGGTTATAGCATGGCTATTTACTGTGTTGCTTATCGTTCTGCCAATACTCTATCAGCTTAACTCACACCACCAATCGTTGATGCAGTTGGTGCGAGAGTCACAGGCAGAGATTGAGGCCATTCATGATGCGACGTTGCAAGAACTAGAGGAGATGCAAGCAAATGGATAATAACCAAGCCCTTGCTCAAGCCCTTAACATGGTTATAAAGGCCATGACGATAGCCCAGTTACAGTCACGGTTAACCCTTTTGGAGGCTATTAAGGCCAATGCCTCGGTGGAAGATATTAAAGCCATTGACACCATAGACAACGCCTTATTTGCTTACAGAGAGACACTATCAGCATGCTTGACGCTGCTTGACACTTTACAACTTAACGACGACGTTGCCTACCTTAACCGTTGCCTAACAAAAACCCCTTAGTCGGTTGGCTAAGGGGAAAGGATAGAGAGTTAGAGTTCACTGGCATTATAACATAGTTTGTTAGTAGTCCCAAACGGCACGCACGCCCCTTAGGTCACTGTGGATAAACTGCCCCGCCTTCATGGCTATCCCGCCTTGGAAGCCACTGTTTAGCAGGTCACGGTGTACTGTGGCCATAGGCTGCTTTAAGGGTTGCCAGTCAACGCCCCAACCATGCAAGTGCTGGCTGTTTGTAGCCCCGCCAATACGCCTGTTGTAAGCAGGCGGACGTAGCCAGCTTGTCACACGAATAGCCCCGTAGCGGTCACGCTGTGCTTGTAACCAGCCAGCTTTCAGCACGGCACGTTCTAGCATGAGCAGGGTAACCTCTCGCCACTCTGCCCCTTGCATTGAGCCAAAGACTTCTGCCCATGTAAAGTTCTGCGAGATACGGCCAAAGCCATCACGCTTGCCGTCGCCTATCATGTCAAATACAGTGGTTGCGGTGTTAATGGTCATACCTGCCTCTCCCTTACCCATACGTGGGGGCTGTTAGATTGCTTGCCACTTGGGGCTAACCTGTAAACGTAACCCTTCTCAACCCTGTCTAGCTTCTTGGCTCTCATTAAACAGCGCACCTCGCTTTGAGTAATACTCTTAGCCTCACAGTATTCTGCTTTAGTGACGTAGCCATCTGCCCTAAGTGCCTGCTCCTGCTCTGCTGTAATGCCAGTGATGCGGTAGGCAGGCTTTGGTTGTGCGTTGTAGCGTAGTTTCTTTTTAGCCCTAAACGCCCCTTGCTTTTCAAGCAGGCGATACAGGCCGTCCTCATCGTGCAACACTGGCCTACCATCAATACGGCCAAAAAGTGTACCAAAGCGGGTGTCAATCGCTGGCAATGCGTAAGCCCCTTGCATGGCTAGGCCTCACGCCACGCTTTAATAGCCCCAATGACGTAGGGGAGCGATGCTGTTACCTTTGCCCATAAATCGCTCTCGGTCATCCGCTTGGGTAGGTAAGTCTTAAGTTGCATCAACAGCGATGATGTGCCAAGGTCGTAAACCACTTGCCAGCCTGTCTTGCCCCCAACATGGCGGTATATCGTCCACGCCACTAGGGCTAGGTTGGCCACCGTCCCACTCTTAAACAGAAACTCAAGTGTCCCAAATACAATAGGTATCATCTAGTTGCGCCCTCTCTGGCTGTGTTCTCTGCTGTGATGCGGGAAATGCCTAACCGTTGGCTCATGGTTATCCTTTAAACAGTTTACCACTTCTTTTAGCTCTTCCACCACCCCCTCTAGTTGTTTGCCGTTGGCTTGAGCGGTCAAGTTGAGGTTAGCCATCCCTTGCTCTAGCCTGTCTAACCTTGGCAAGAAACTGGTTATGACCAGCTTAACAAGGTAGCCAACCCCTGCCAGTGTGACTAGGCAGAGTACAAAACCGCCTGTTGTGGGCGATTCTAGGAGCCTCTGTACAGCGTCAATTATGGCGGGGAGAGAGTCTGTCATGGGGCTTCCTATATTGCTTGGTACGTAAACGAGCCGATAAGGTTAGAGCGTGCCGAACTGTTAAAAGAGGCACGATACTCATCACCGTTATTGGCAGCGTTTCGCCTTAAAACATAAGGGGCGGCAGTGTAAGTAGTCGGGGCAGCATCCCCACTCCCTGCTATGATATGGAACCCCCCACCGAAAACTTCAAGGGCAGCATCAATAAAACTTGGTTTGCTTGGTGTTGGCCACTCTGCTTGCCAAGGGATAACAACGCTTGTGTTGGTTGCCCCTACTGTGTCATAAGCTAAAAGTAAGCTGACTGTGACATTTTTGCCCACTCTAGTTAGGTTGTATTCGGCACCAATTAAATCTGTGGGGGCTGTGCCATCCCATGACACACCTGTTACCGCTGTCCACGTCACACTGTTTGCCGTAGCTTCTGCTATAAATCCAAGACTCATTATTCGTTAGCCTCCTCTTTCAAGGTTTCCCAAGCGTCTATCATTTCAGTTGTCCAGTTTGCCGTAGCGTACTGGCTCAAGCCAAGAGCAGTGGCCTTAGCCCAATCGCCACACTCCACCACTTGGCGGTGTAGGTTGCCGTCAATCGTTTGCTTTACTTCAATATTGCCGTGTAAATCAAGTGTTAGTTCCATAGTGCCTCCTAGCTTGCTGCCAAGTAGCTAAAGTTAATTCTAAATTGCGTGGTGTTTGTAATGTCGGTTACTGGCACACCGCTGGCTGTTGTTAAGGTGGCAACAACGCTATTGCGGTTAAAGGGTATGACTGTACCTGTCGCTATTTGGAAGTAGTAGTTGTCCCCTAACACACCAGTTACGTTAAGAGCAGAGTTGACGGCCACCGCACTTATGGGCGTTTGGCTTATAGCAAAGGGGAGACCGCTAATCTGTGCGTCGCCAGCCATAGCGTTACCAGCTGTACCTACAGCAGATAGCTGTAACCGCATCATGCAAGTAACCAGCCTGCCCACTTTTACATACTGGCCTTGTTGCACACTGTAGGTATTAACCCCAGCCGTGGTTGACCCTTGCAATACAGGGGTAAAGGTGCCAGTCTCGTAGGTAGTCTCGGCTGCCGTGCCAAGCCCTAGGTTAGTGCGGGTTGTGGCAGTATCGCTTACGTTAAGGCTTGTGAAATAGCCAATACCCCAGCGTCTGCCAGTTTGCCCAAAGTTAGCGGCCTGATAGTGGTAGATAGCATCATCATCAATTCTTAGCCTAGCAAACGTATTTGTACCAGCACCATAAAGGTTATGATAGATGTTGTATGAACCGTTTTCACAGTCAAAGGTGACGCTATCTAATGCGCCAAGCACTAAAGCCTCGCTTGTACTGCATATGCCTGCACACCTGAAGTTTCCACCTAGCAAGGCACCACTTGTACCAAGATGTGATATTTTTTGCTTGTCAGGTGCCTGAAAGCTAGACTGCCCTTGGCTATACGTCGCCTCTGCTCTATCAGTAGCGTAAAAGCCGTACGTCCCTATGGTTTGGCCTGCTGCCTGTGTCACAGTTTGGCCTGCTGTAATAGTACCTGTAATAATATCGGCAGTTAAGTAAACCCTTCCAGCAGTACTATCGTAGCCAACTGCGCCTAAAGTAAAGCTACCTGTTGATGTTGTCCATATAGTAGCAGGCTTAATGCCATTAGTAATAGGGTCAATCCGAGTTGTATCAGTTAGGTAAATGTAAACCTCGGTAGGCACTAATGCGGGGTTGCCAACATAATTTCCAGTAAAAGCTTTTTGCACTACCCCTAAAGCGTCTATAGTTTTAACCACTTCAACAGAAGGTACTCTGTCACCACGGCTTTCACCATAAACACCAATAAACTCCTCATACGCACCACTGTCTAAGTAAACACTACACCCTGATGTCGCTCTAAAGCCACAACCTATCCAGCGGCGGTTTTGGAAGCCGTTATGTAAATCTCGTTTGTAACCACCACTGTCTAAAGCATAAATAGGCTGGCCACTCCCCTGAGTGCCTAGCCTAATAGGGGTGTTGCTAACACGACACCCTAGAGCAGTTAAATCTGACATTCCGCCAGTTGACCAAATGCCTGGGCTAGTATCTGTGCGCTTTGTGCCTTGAGCAATAATACCCCATTGGCCACCTTGAAAATAGCAATGCGAAAAGGTCATTTCATTGCTTGAGCCTGAACTTGGCACAGTGCGCCCATAAGTGTTGGTGTGTAAATCTTGCAAAGCCGTGTTAGACACTGACCAAGTAGCGTCAAGCAAAAAGCCACAATAGCGTGCCGTCCCTTGGGTGTTAACCCTGTCTAGGTTTAAGCGGAAGGCACCAGCAGAGAGGAAATGCACGTCCCAAGTGTTAGTGTTGTCGCCAATATCAGTGTTGCTTCTAATAGTAAACTTTTTTAAGCTAATCACCCCGCCTGTTGCCACCACACCAACACTAATAGGCGTATCAACTAAAGTGCCTGCTGGTGTGGCTGGCAAGCCTACGTCTGTCCATATTCGCTTAGTACCTTCTGTAGTTGTACTAAGTTGTATTACAGTTTTAGGGAAGGTGCCACCGATATTAAAGGGGTCACCAGCCCCCTGCCCCTCAAAGGTTACAGAAGGTGGGATATAGAGAGTATCACTTATAAGATAAACCTTAGCTGAGCCTTTTACGACTCTACCTTCGCATGAGTCTAGTGCTTTTTGGAAAGCAATTAAGTCATCCGTTACGCCATCGCCTTTAGCACCAAAGTTGTCAATGTTAAGTTCTATGATTAAATCAACCGCTTGGGATAAGGTTAAGTCACCCTCAAGCATGTAAATACCATCAGGGATGATTACGCTTAACCCTGATGCTATGGCTCTTTGCAGGGCTTGAAAGTCGTTGATAACACCGTCACCTATAAGGCCATAGTCTTCTAAGTTAACACTGCCTGACAGTGCGCCCTTTGGTTCTAACGTGCCATTAAGGCGGTAGCGTCCTTTGGGTATCCTAAAGCCACGTCCCACAGCAACAGCACGCTGGAAGGCCAAGGTGTCATTGCTAAGCCCTTCACCTTTTGCCCCATACTGTCGTATGTTAAGGTGTTCCTTAACAGCGTTTACCCAGCCGTCATTATCACCATCGTTGCCTGATAGCTTAACCCAGTCAACAAGCCCTTGTTCGTTGTTGGCCTGTTCAACGCTATCAAATAGGTTTGCAACTCGCTCACCTAAAGGGCTGTTATAAATCCAGTTGTTGCTCATTAACGTGGTGTCCCTTTAAGCAAAACATTACCTGTTAATGTGCCTGACGTTACAAACAACTTAACCGCATCTATTGAGCTTGACTGAAAATCACGGAAGCCACCTCTTAATACCAAGGTATCCGTTACGCCTGCACGCCTACAAGTGGTTGTAAAAAAGCCCATGAATTGATCTTGGTCTGTTTCTTGGCCGAATTCCACACGGCCAATTGCTCCGTTGCCAGCGGTGGAACCAAACAAAGCAAGCTCTATCGACCCTTCGGAAGAGCCATTTTGTGCGCCTGTTGTCGTGCTACCAATAATCTTCGCTTCTGTACCTACTTCATATCCTGATGTTACCCAGCTAGAGCCACCATCTGTACTATATTGCATTTGCAAGGCGTTGTTGTCGGCACTCTTTGCGAGGTTAAAGAATATCTCGTATTGCTGAAATGTGGCAAAGTTAAGCCCTGTAAAGATAACTTCCGTTGCAGCCGAGGGGGAGCTTTTGGAAATGTAAGCCTTGGCCTCATCCGCCAGCTTGGCGTTGGTAATGTTGGCATCTGTCACCTTAACCGTCGTCACGGCATTGCTGGCTAGCTTAGCAGTGGTTACTGCCCCTGTTCCTAGCTTAGCCTCAACCACTGCACTACTGGCTATCTTGTCGGCTGTCACCGCACCGTTGTTAATCTTGGCCGTAGTGACGGCGTTGCTTGCAATCTGCACCGCTTCAATGGCATTAACGCTGGTCTGTATGGCAGAGAAGTTATTAAGCAGGTGACTTGCTTGAACAGGCTCGCCAATCTCAATACCTGATGTGTTAGGGGTGTAGGTAGCCACTAGAAAGCCTCCGCTGCACCGTTATCAAAGTACACGGCGACAGAGCCACTACTGATTGAGCTTAGTTGAACATACCAAAGCAGGCTACCATCATTAGCCAACTCAACAAGCTGGTTGCCCGTAAAGTTAAACGTGCCACTAGTGATAGGTGTTGACCAAGGGTTAGTTAAAGCCCTGCGTGCATGGGTGTCGTTGTAAGCCCACACCGTAGCCGTGTAAGTAGCCGCCAAGCCAGCCGAGGGGATAAAGTTAAGCAGGATGTTTTTGTTAATACCATCCGCATAGTTGTTGCGTGGGCGTAAGGCTTTACTGTAAGTCCCCGCCGTGGTAAGGGTTGTCCACACGGCACTAGGGGTTTGCTGTGTCTTTGTAGCAAGGGGGGTCTGTGGGAACATGAGCAGAGGGTTGACACCAAATACGGCCGTTCCAGTGTCGGTAGCATCCACAATGACAGCGTTAGCAATGGCGGCGGCTTCAGTAAGGTGCAAGGTAAAGGTCGTTGCGCTGATAACCCTTAGGTAATAGTCAGTGGTTGCGCTTATGCCAGCGGGCAAGGCTCCACCAGCAGATGCGCCTAGCCTTACCTTGTTGCCCGTCACGTAGCCATGAGCCACGGAGCTGGTAAATACATCCGTTCCAGCCACTACTGTGGTGGGCAAAATCAGGGTGTTAGGGTTAGGGTTAGTGGTTGCTGTACCTGCTGCGATTAACAATCCGCCAAGATTGGCCATAACTTAAAATCCTCATGCTAGTTAGTCTCATTGTATCGGTAAGGCTAGCTCCGTAAGAGCGAAGCCACCTTCTGCTTTTTGGCCTCTTGTCTCATTTGTCGTCTAGGGTTTTCTCCCTTTAGGGCTTTGCCGTACAAAATCTGTACCCCTTTGTTTAGCATTTGAGGCGACTGCCTTTGTAACCCTTTAATGATAAGCATTTCAGGGATAGTTGCACTTTGAATCTCATGCCTAAACAGCTTCTCCTTAGCATATGAATCAGCAAGGCTAGCCAATCTTGCGTAGGTTTTGGCCTTGGCAGAGTCAATCATCCCTTGGTTTTGAGAGCTTACGTTTAGCGGGTACAGCAACTCAAACAGTTGCTTAGTAGCTTCACCTTGCACGCCTTGGTACTGGCTTATCTCCTGTGCGGTTAGGCGTTTGTCTTCCTTCTTGCCATTGCGTACTACGCTTATGTTTTGGTCAACCACGTTAGGCAACATACTGGCCTTGTCGCTTTGCTGGTACAACCGCTCAAGCTCTGCCCTCAGTGGCGTGCCTTTAATGCGCTTCACAAAGGCGGGGTTGACCAGCGTGTTAAAGGCGTTTACAACCACGTTATCACTTTGGAAGCGGGGCTTGTCATTGCCTAGGGCATCCCTTCTCGCTGGCTGTGTGGTGCTAAGCACTGGCACTTTAGCAGCCGCTTTGCGCCCTAAGGTTTCAACAGGTGTCGCCCCTTTGGTTTCCCTAACAGTGGGGTCAACCAGTTGGGCTAGCTGGCCACCCACAGAGGGGAGGTAAGTTAATGGGTAGTCGGTTGCCATTCGCTCTAAGCCTTCGGCAACCCCTGCTTTTTGGTTAGGGTCACGTCCACCAAACAAGCCTTGTACACCTTGCAACATGCCAGTGTCTAGCAGAGAGTTTAACGCCCCCTTGCCCATGCCAAGGGCTTTGTAAGCGTCTAAGGCTACACCCTCAAGCCCTGTTATTTCTTTGCTACGGCGTTCGGCTACGGCAAGGTTAGCGCCAGTGGCCATAACAATGGCGATGGGTTGCGCCCAGTTGTAGCTTACTAGCGTGTCACCCTCTAGGGCTACCTGCTTTTGAGTGAAGCCACTCATAGCAAAGCGCATTAAAGCGTTAAGGTTGATACTCTCAAACTGGCCATACACAGACTCCTCAAACTCTGCCTTGGTTGCATCTGTTGGCCTTTCCCCTGTAATCACGCCATTGTTAGCCAGCAGGTAAGCCAAGCCAAAGCCACCCACAGAGCCAGTGAAAGCCCTTGCAAGGCTTAGGCTAAAAGCACGCTGGTCAAACTCACCACCTGCCAAGGGCTTGGTTAATAGGTACATTGACCGCACAAAACCAGCGGGGCTAAAGGCAAACCCACGGTTGAGTAAGTTGGCAGGGACTTGGGCGAAGGGTAGCAAAGCAGAGCCTAGGCCAAACTTTTTACCAGCGTTAAGTGTGTCCCTTAACTTAACGGCCATCTTGCTAACAACGTTGTCATCTGAAAACGTGGCATACAAAGCGTCGTGGTGGGCAATAGCCTTCATCTCATCCGTAATGCGTAAAGGCTTTTTCTGTTGCTTTAGCAAGGTGAGCTGGTCACTTAGGCTCATGCCATACACAGCCTCATAAGCCACACGGTCAGGCACTTGTAGCCCAAAGCGTATAGCGTCCTCGGCCTTGCTCATAAAGCCAGTTTTAAAGGTTTTAGTGCGGGGCAGGTTGTACTTGGAGGCATCGCTTCGGGTGTTAATGTCTAGCTTCCAGTCACGCTTCCCCACCCTAAACCCATAGTTGGCACGCCTTACAAAGGTCTTAATATCAGGCAAACCAATAGTGCGCTTGCCTGTCACCTTGCCCACTAAGGCATCTATGCCACTGGCTAATGTCTTGGCTGGCAAGTCTACCGCCTGCATAATGGCGTTACCTGCTACGTTACGCACAGCAGTCTTAGGCGATGACAGCATGGCGTAAATGCGGTAAGCCTCTACCTTGTCCCACATATCAGGGGGTACTAAGTCGGCCAGCATCCGCCCAAGTATAGCTTGTTCCTTAACTCTGTTGTCTTTGCCTTGGGTGTTTTGCATTTTCTCGGCTTGGGTGGCCAGCTCTTTAGCCTGTTCGGGGGTTAGCTTGGGTAGCTTCAGTTTGTCGGCCAGCAAATCGGTTGTGGCCTGCTCATTCAAAGCCCCAAGGTTAGCAAGCTCAACTGCCCTATCCACCAAGGGCTTGCGTGCTGTTGCGTTTGGCTCAATGGGTCTAAGCAACCTATCTAGCTCTGCTTTTCTTGCATTCTCTAGGCTAACTTTAATTTGCTGGTGTACCGCTGTGGCAAACTCGTTAATCTGTGAAGGGCTAATATCCATCTTCTTAGCCTTAACTTCGGCAGCTATCTGTGCCACAAGTTGCGCCTGCGTTGCGTTCTGCTTGGTGTAGTGCTTTTTAACTATGTCTCGCAAGCTCACTTTTAAGCTGGCAACATTTGCTTTTTGAGGTAACGGCGCACGTCCACCCGTGGTTGCTTGGTCAACAAACTTACCCGCATAAATATCCTCAAGGCTTAGCTTGTTGCCCTTAACCGTTACCTCATTGCCAACAATCCCAAGGTTAGCAAGCTCTGCAAACTTATTCACCAACGCCTTTTGTGCTGTTGGCTTTTTGGGGTCATAGGCTTTAAGGATATTGTTAATAGCCCTCTGCTTAGCGTTACCCATTCTACCAGTCATAGCATCTGTTAGGCTTGCTGCAAAGCTAGAAGCTTCGTCTTCACTTAGTTGTAGCTTTGTTCTAATCTCGTCAACTAAAGCCTTCTCAAACTGGGCTACTGTTAAATTACGCACCTCGGAGTATTTCTTGGCCAAGGCAATAAGGTCTAGCCTTAAATCCTCAGGCCTTGGTGCAGGGGGCTTAATAGGCTTGCCCCCTTTAGTTCTCGCATCCAGCAACTTTTCTAAGTCCAGCATGTCGTCACGCTGTTTCTTTAAGTGAGCCAAAGCTGCCTTTACTAAGTCCTCTACCTTTGGATATTTCAAAGCGTCTAAAGGTGGGCGGGTAGGCTTAGGCACTGGCACGCCTGTTTCTTTTTCAATCCTGTTGCGTAAGTCGTCCAGCTTTTTATTGTTGGCCTCGACAACCTCATCTATTTTAGCCTTAACATCCAGCCCCCCCATCCCTTCGGGGATGTCAGGTTGCTTTAAGCCCTGTTTGGTGGCCTGTGCCTTGGGTAGTTCAGTTTGTTTTTGCAGTTGCTTCTCAAGGTCTGTAATAACCTTGTTAGCATCGTTTACAGCCTCATCAATCTTGGCCTTTACGTCAAAACCTTTCATGCCCTCGGGGATATTAGGTAAGGCGTTGCCTTGTTGGGGCTTTGACTTGGGTGCTTTGTTTTGCCCTTGTAGTTGCGCCTCTAAATCCTTAATAAGCTGGTTAGGGTCTACCTTAGGTGGCTTGTTGGCCTTTTTGGTAAAGTCCTTAATCTTGGCCACCTTGTTGGGGTCAGCATCGCCAGCCTTTTTTACTATCCGCCTACCTGTATATACAGCACCTTCAGGGGTTAGCCCACCTATCAACCTAAGCATGTTAATACTACGGCCTAAGTCTGTGCCTCTCTCCGCTAAATCTTCCATTACTTGCCCAGTCTGCTCCCATAACGCCTCAGCTTCTGCCCCTGTGGCCTTCATGGCCTTAGCCTGCAACGCCTTCATGGTCTGTATGGTAGCCCCAACCTCTGCATCAGTTGGCAAAGCTTTACTACTCATCAACTTAGTGGCCGCTTGTTCAGGGGTTAACCCTGCAATTAGTTCCGCCCCTTCGGCATCGCTTTTTGTCATGGCTTTTTGGTCATACATCATCATTAGCCTGTCGCCAAACTTCTCAACAGAGGGGGCAAAGTCAGGGCTACTCTCTATGCTTGCGCTAAGCCTGCGGCGTTTTACTATGGTGTCGTACAGTTTTTCAGGGGTACAGTTTTCAGCCACCGCAATTCAACCTCTTTGCTATGTCGTCAAATACTTCTTTGGGCATATCTTTAGTCGCCTTCACAAAGCCAGCCTTATCCATGCCATCGTTTTTAATGGCTAAGGCTAGTTCGGCCTCAATCATTCTAGCTGCTCCACCCTGCTCTATGGGGTCGTTGTTAGCCAGTGCCTTGTTGTACCGCTCCACCTGTGCGTCAATCTTAGCCTGCCTTGGGCTAGGGGGGCTTGGCAAGTCTGCTGTGCTTGGGTCAGCGTCAATCTGTTTACCAAGGGCTTCTGTGGCTTCAAAGGCTTCCACTACTGGCTTAGCCCAGAATTTCCCACCTCTTTTTTTATCAAAAAGCCTGTCGGCAATCGTCTCATCAATATCTTTTTGTATCTGCTTGACAGCTTCAACTATGTCTTTGGGCGTTGTCCTACTATCAACATCCAGCTCGTAGCCGTTCACGCTGTGCTGGCTGGCTGCCTTGTGGTTTCGGATAGCAATTTCATAACCATCTTCAAACTGGCTAAAGCCTTCGCCAATCCTAACATCGTCGTAAACACGCAAGTAATGGCTATCACTTAATCCTGAACGCTTTAGGCTTACCGTAAATCCTTCGTTTTGGAAATACTTTTGAATACTTTTTGCAATCTGTTCCGTATTTAGCACACTAGCATCAGGCTCTATAATGTCATACTTACCCGTGTCATACAGGTAGCCAAGCATCGCATCTCGCTCTGTCTTGCCAGTGTTGGGGTTACGTGGGTCATCCACATAGTTTTCAATAGCGTAATACTTGTGACCGTATTCGTTTTGGCTATCTAGCAAGTCAAAAGCAAAAGTAAGGTCTGTGCCTTCGTAATCCTCTGTGAGTAATGCCTCAAGCTCATCTTGTGTTTTAATAGCCTTCCAGTCTTTAGGTTTTGTAATCATGTCCATATCGACAAGATTGTCTAGCTCGTCTTGGATTAAGCGCACATCCCCATTTTCACGTCTAAATAACGTGTCTATTGAGTCGCTGTAAATCTGCTCATCAGCATTACCCTTAAAGGCTTCTGTGCTTTTGTAGCGCACTTCATCCTCGTTTAGTACGACCTTGGGGATAAGCCCTTCAACGTCTTTAGGCTTTTGCTTTAGTGGGCTAAGAGTTTCTTGTAATTGTGCGTCTGTCTTGATAACAGTAGCAGGCTTTTTTATTTTAACCTTGGGGGCTGGTGATTCTTCTGCCCGCCGTTGTGCTTTAGTTGGCGCATCCTTAACCGCCTTTGCCTCTACTTGCTTAGGCTCTACAGGCTTAGCCTTAGCAGGTACAATGCTGGGTTGCTCCTGCTTAGCGGGTGCTGGCCTGCCTGCTGGTTTTTGCACTGGCTTGTTAATGGCCTTGGCTGCAATAGCGTCTATAGCTTCCGTTACATCCCTTGGCACACGGCCTAGTGGCGTTGGCTCTTGTGGCTGGGGCAGTAGCTTAGCCTCTGTCTCAAGGTTGACCCTTGGCTTACCACCTGTTAGCTCTTGCCGTAAAGCCCTAGTTACCAAGGGTAGCCGCGGTGGTTGCTCCACTTCCCTACGCTTCATGGTGGGGGCTGTGCCACTGATAGCTCCAATACCACCGCCTAAGGCTCCACCAAACAAACCAGCGGGTAGGGTCTCTTTAATATCCACCTTGCCCTTGTCGGTGTACTGCTCTAAGGCGTTCTGTGTGACACCCTGTGCGCCACCCAAAGCCGCCCCTGTGCCTATCTTGGCCAGTAAGCCCCTGCCAAGGGCAGCGGGTAGGCCAGTGGTCAATGCACCAAAGATTCCTTGGGTTGCGACCCCTTGGGCTATCTTGTTCTTTTCAGCTTGGGGGAGCTGGCCATAAGGGGTAGGGTCAAGGTATCTACCTCCACCACGGTTAAGGCTTTGCCTATTGGCCTCACGTATGCCAGCGTAAGTCCCGCCTGTAGCCGCCAAACCACCTGCACCAAGTAAAGCACCACTACCAGCGGCGACAAGGCCACCGATTAAGTCACCAACGGTAAACGGCACTTGCCCCGCTAAGGTTTGAGGGTAGCCCTGTTTAGGTAACACCTTCCCCGCTGAAGCACCATAGGCTATGCCTTGGGGGATATAAGGGGCGGCAAAGGCTCCAAACTGCCCCATTGCTGTATAGCCACCTAATGGGTCAATTGGCTTGTTAATGGGTCGTTGAGCTACCGCTGGTGGGCTTACTGGTGGAGGGGTCTGTGTTGGGGGTAGTGGTTGCGGGGTGGGGTTGGGGATAAAGTTGGGCAACACATACTGGTCAAGGTAAGCGTTCTGCTCCTCGGGTGGAGCTTGGGCAAAGTCAGGGTCTAAATCAGGCAAAACGTACTGTTGCAAGTAGGCCTTTTGCTGTTCAGGTGGGGCAGCTAAAAAGTCAGAATCTTGCTTGAGAAAGTCTAGGCTTACACCACCCTGTAATTGCTCAACCATTACCGCCCCCTAGCTGGCATTACATCCCTAAACTTGGGGATACTTCCCGCCCTAGGCGCACCGCCACCAGTGGGCTGTGTTGGTAGAGCGTCACCAAAGTCTATCATTGGGTCGCTAGCTGATATGGCTTGTAAATAATCAGGCCAAGGCATCTTCCCTGTGTTGACTGCTTCTTGCAACAAGCGGTATTTGTTAGGGTTTTGTTGTTGGAGCCTGCGCTCGGCGATGCCAAGTTGCCCTCTTTGATAAGCACCAAGCTGGGCAACTTGCTGGGCATAAATACCAGCCCTTTGCCGTTGCACGCCAAGCTGGCCTTGCTGGTACTTGGCTAGGTTATTTAATCGCAATTGCTCTAGTTGAGCTTTTCTAGCAAGGTCACGCTCACGCCCTTCTCTGTCAAGGTTTTGATTCCTTGCGCCAGTAAACTTTTCAAGCATATCAGGCGTAACAGGGATACCGCTAAAGTCAGGCACTTGGGTCTGTGTAGCACCAGCACTAAACTGGTTATCAGGCACAAAGTTTTGCAGAGCATAGCCTTTAACAGGGGCTTGGAAGGCTGGCTGTTGTGCTTGAGGTTGAGCCTGCTGTGGCTGGCCAGCGGGGCTAGTCCCACCAAAGCCCATATCCTGTAATTGCACCCATGCACTAAGAGCATCTTGGCCCTTGTCTTTCTCTAAGCCATACATGCCTTGCTCTTTTGCCAAGGGGAAGCCAGCCAATTGAGCGTATTGCTCCCCTACTTCAGGGGTTAAAAACTGCTTGCCTGTTAGGTTTTGGTAGTCTGTTATCTTGTTTTGCCTTAGTTGCTGGGCTTGCATCAACTCGGCTAACTTGGCCTGTTGTATCGCTTGGTTGTAGCTTTGGGCGTTGCGTCGCTGTACTACGGTACTTAAGGCATCACCAGCCCATCCACCGTCACCACTACGCTGAATAGCCCCTAACACATCACCAGCATACCCTAAGGCGTTCCATAGGCCACCGTTAGGATTCTGTGGTTGCTGTGGCATCCCCTGCACTGGGGGGGTGTAGTTAAAGCTCTGCCCTTGGGGTAGGCCAAATTGTGCTGCGCCATAGGCCGCTTGTGTCTGCAAGCCACGAAGTAACTCGCCAAGGTCAAATGCTGGCTGGTTTGCGTTCATTAGTAGCCCCTTCGTTGTTGGTAAGTGGCTAGCAAACTGGCTAGGTCAGGGGCAGCTTGTGGTGTAGGGCTTGGCATATAACCCATCTGTTGCATGGCGGGTTGCTTGTTCTGTGATTGTTGTTGCTGGCCACCGCCACCACCCATAAAGTTCATACCCATCTGCATCTTTTGCAGTGGGGTTAATGCGCCCATCATGCCACCAAAGCCACTGGCCATGCCTCCACCTGCTACCATCGGGGCGGATGAACCAAGGCCACCTGCTATAGCGGGGGCGGTTGCCATACCCGCCGCCATGGGGGCTGCGGTAGCCACGCCTGCTCCTGCACCTAACACACCTGCGCCAGCGGTCGCCCCGCCTATCTTTAAAGCGGCTAGTAAGGCTGGTATAAAAGCTGGCAACGGCATAATCTTAAATCCTTACATCCCAAATGGGTTGGCTACTTTGTCCCAAATGCTACGGCCTCGTTGTGGCTGGTTAGCTTGGTTGTACTGCTGGGCGTTAAACTGGTTGCTAAACTGCTGGTTAGCGAAGTTCTGCCCCATTGTCGCCCCTGCCTGTGTTGAGCCAAGGCCACTTAGTAACCTTGCTTGGTTTTCGCTTAATGGCACGCCTAGCATCTGCAACTGTTGCGCCTTACGTTGGGTATCCCTGTCTAGCAAGTCCTCACGCATCATTACCGCTTGGTTGCCAATGCTCTGCATGGCTGGGCTGGCCACGCTCTCCAACGCCTTACGCATGGCATCCACAAAGGGCTGGTTAGTGTTTGCGCCAAACTTGCTAAAGTTGTTCTCCTGCAAGTCCGCTACCATAGGGTTCCATTGCTGGTTAAACTGCATCATGCTTTGGTTGCGGTAAGCGTCCTGCAACTCCCTAGCCCTAGCGTCTGTCTGCTGGCTTGTTCTAGTCAACTGTGGCATCAGTTGCGCAATTTGTGCCTGTGCCTGTGCCTGCATCTGCTGTTCAAAGGGGGTAAGGAAAGATTGCGTTATAACATCGTCGCCCTTTTTCGTAGTGCGACTACGCAAAAAATCCCCTTCCATGACGTTACTGCCTTGGAAGTTAGGCGGGGCTGGTGCTTGTGGAGGGGTGCTTTTCTTGGCTCCGCCCATAAGATAGACTCCATTCTTGCTTGCTTAATGACAACATTATAGCATTGATAATTTCACCATTTTTCACCTTGTAGCCACGATAGGGCTGGGGAGTGTTAAACCCTACCCGCTTTAGCACTACTCTAGCTGCTTTGTTACCCTCGGCGGTCAACGCACGCAACAACTCGGCCTTGCCAGTGCTAAAGATAGCCTCTATAAACTGGCTAAACGCCTCATCCATAGCAGGCTGGTACACCTTGGGCTTGCCAACCCCGCCCACCTCGGCGGTTAAGCCATCCCATGAGCGCACAAACTGCACACCAAAGGGTACTCCATCAGCTAAAGCTACAGCTACCCACCCACTCATGGCCTCTAAGGTGTCTAGGCAAAAGCTGGCCTTGCCCTCAAGGGTAGGCTCAACGGTATGAGCATCGTCTAAAAACACGTCTAGGTGCTTTGAGAACAGCTCCAAGATAAAAGGGAGGTGTTGCGCCCCATGATGAGGGAGGTTTACCCACTCTAGCGTAACTTTTTTGTAGCCACTGGCTATGTTTTTATTACGGCGAGTTCGCATCTAGCACCTTCACATCAAAGCCATAACCTAACAGTTTCATGCTGGTATCACTGGCACTAAGGTCAAAGTCTAGTTGTATGCTCCTAAACTTACCCTCTATGCTTTCAGAGTGGTCTAGGATATTACTACCACTGTAAGTAGCCGTGCCGTAGGTTGCCGTGCCGTACACATCTTTAGCCACTGGTTGCACCACAGGGAAGCTCTGCACCGCTTGCCTGCTCCAATCCTGCTTCACTGTCACCTGCATTGTTGATTGGTTGTTAATATCAACCAACACGTAAAACTTTTCAAGCTGTTTCTTGCTAAACATTGACCCAAAGTCTAGCCAACTGGTTATGACTTTTTTCTCAAGCAAGGCTCCACTGGCTAAGTTCTCCCCGCTAAACTCTTTCAGTATCTTGCCGTCGCTTGTGCCTGTCATAATGGTGTTGCCAACCCTCGCTACCGTAGTAACTGGTGTTGCCTGCCTAAACGTCCATGCGCCTTGCAAAAAGTTGAAGATAGCCGTTATGTTGTAGGTGGATGACCCTAATTGTTTACCATACACCAACAACTGCGAGCGGATAAAATCAGCCACCAGTATCGTGTCTTTGCGGGTTGAGTCAGCCAAGGGCAGGATGTTTTCAAGGTTATTAACGTAGTACAGGAAGGGCTTAATCTTGCTACCAATGTCGTTATCCCCACCTATCTGCACTTGGTTAAGCTGGGTCTGTTCAATGGGTATAATGGCATCACCTGTAAAAAACCATTGCCTGTTGTTGATATTGGCAAACGCCTTACTACCTACTGCCGCTCTATTGCTGGCTATCGGCACTACTGTATAATCAGCAGGGGCTTGGCCACCTAGCAGGTAAATGGCGGGGTTGTTAGTGTGAATAGTGGAGAACTCACCAAACTGGCCAAGTCCTATAACAGGGCTTTTATCCCCATACAGCGTGCTTAAAAAGCCTGAACCTGTACCCGTCCAGTCATTCTCATTGCCAAGCACACAATAGTAAACCTCACTACCTACTGCGGTAAGCACCCTGCCCCCTCGGTGTACCGCACAGAAGTTAGGCTTGGTGCTTGACCATGCGCTAGGTGTACCAGTCAAGTTAGCTGCGGTTGTGCCATCGTATGACCAAGGCTGGTCAACGCCATTAAACACCAGTATCTTGCCGTTAAACTGGCAAAAGTGAGGAATAGCAGAAGTGCTTAACCCTGTCTTTATGGCTGTGCCGTCCGCTGCACCACCCTCAACCATAGCGTATGCGCTACCGCTGGCCTTAACGTACACGGCAATAACGCTAGAGCCTGTCTTAAACTCGCCAATGCCCAGCACTGCGCTGGTATCAGATACCGCTGAATTGAGCTGTGTGTTGCCCTGCTGGCCTACTAACCCACCATCTTGGTAAGTCTCTACGTTCATTAACAGGGCAAACTCAGGGCGTTGTGGGTCTTGGTTAAGTGTTGTTACCCCACCCCTTAGGTTTACACCACCTGTCGCTGTGCGGTACTCAACTAGCATTACAACTCAAACCCACTGCCAAAGGGGTAAAAGCGTCTGTCTCTCAAGTCATGGTAGCTAGCCGAACCAAGCATGTTAAAGCTAGGCACTGCCTCTTCGCCACCGCCTTGAATCATGCCGTGTAGGGTGTTGCGTGCGTCCTCCCATAGCCGTTTAAGCTCGGCATACTTGTCATCCGTCTTATCTGCTCTGTAGGCTCTACACGCTGCACCGTAGGCCAAGGCATCTTGCCAGTGGTCATCCAGCATAGTGATATCACCCTCTAGGGTGAGCGTTAGCTTGCTGGTTGTTCCTGTTGAGTCTGTCCCGATATAGGTGGGGTAGTAGCGCACTGTGAACACTTCGCCACTGGGCTTAGGCCATAGAATTAAGGTCTCGCCTATTGCTGTGTAGTAAGTAGGGATACCGCCCCCAGCCGTAGCTTCGGGGCGCATTACATCCCTGCGGGTGTAGTCAATGTACTGTAAGGGCAGGCCATCCTCTTTGCGGATAACCCCGTTGCGTGCCATCCTGCTAACGTCAAAGTAGCTAAAATTGTAGGGGCTTTCGCTTAGGTTGTAACGGTCAACCAGTGATGAACTTGTAAAATCCTGCTCTACCAGCTTAAAGGCTAGGTAGTATTTATTGTTTAGCTCACGCAACACGGCGTTAATGCCGTCTATTACCCTTGCTTCTTCGGTGGAAGGCGTAGCAGGAAAAGCGGAGCTTTGTTTAAGCCCCGCTTCTCTTTGCACTCGCCGCATATAATCAAACAGTGTTAGTGTTGAGGCCATGCGTTAAGCTACTTCTTTACACCAGCAAGGGTTGTCCGGTACGTGGCTGTAGGTGTTGATGTACCACCCACAGTTGACAGCAAGCGGATAACAGGGTAGCCGATAGTCGTCATCCCTAGGGCTTGGGTGTCAATAACAGCCGTGGTAGGTGCGGTAGCGGTCGCTGCTGAAATATCTACCGCCCCAGTAGTAAGGGTTGTGGTTGTGCTGTTGTTGGAGCGAATCGTTACCCAGTCGTTAGTAAACAACAGGTAGCTACCCACGGCAAACGCTTTAGCAGTAGTTCCACGCCTTGCCCGTACAATAGTGTGGTCGCCCGCACCAGTGGTAGCGGAGGAGGTCACTTGCACCCACTCATACCCTTGAGCTTTTACGTCAATCAACAAAGCAAAGCTGTTTTGAGCAATGCCAGTTCGCTCGGCCAAGGTAATCGTCGTAGCTGCTGCTGTCAGGGCGGTTGTGGCAATCGTGGTGTTGTTGCTAAAGGGGTCATTAACACCTTGCACTACCGTCGTTAGCGTTGGGTTTGTGCCAGCGTGTGCGGTTACAATTACGTTAGCAATCAGTTGAGCTAAGTCAACATCATGCGCACCACCAGGCCAGCCAATAGCCAAGCCGTTAGGTAAGCGTAACGTGCCGTTGCCCAAAAAGATAGGCGCACTAGGGGTAGCGGTCGTGTTTTGAGTTGTACCTGTTAGCACGTCTCCAAACTGAATAATCTTATCGGCCATATTGCAATCCTTCCACGTAGGTTTTCATGTCTTGAGTAACGTTTACACTAACCAGTTGCACAAAGGTCTTGTCCGCATGGTTGCTTTTAATGGGGGCTAAGTTAGGAGCAAACACACTAAGTTGAGTGCCGTCCATAAAGGGAGCCTCATACCGTGCGTTAATAACCACATCACCCGCCTTGTAAGGCTTGAGCATCTTGCCAAGCACGGTAACACCGTCGTCGGTAAAATCCTCAACGTAGTTCAGGTTCCAAGGGCGGATTATGATGTTTTTCCAAAAGCCACTGGCAGGTGTTCGCAAGCCAGCCTCTTCAGGGTCACTCTGCCATTCTTCAAACAAGCGTGCAAAGCGTTGGTTAATGCGGTAGTAATCGCCCCGTGTGCCAGCTTCCATTTGGTAATAAGGCCGTACTGGTATACCGAGGAAGCGGCAAGCCGCCTCCCCAGTTAGCAGGTCAACCTTCTTTACCGCTTGGTCAGTCTTGCTTTTGAGGAGCATCCTATAGCGGTCGGCCACGTTTGCAGTAGCTGGCTTAGCTTCCCCTAGTATCTCTTTCTCTAGGCGGTCTGCTTTAGCAGCTATTGCTATTTCATCCAAGGCCGTTGTCTGTGGCTTAGCCATGCGTTATACCTTTACGATTGCACGCCCTAAAGCGTTGGGTAGGGTTACTTTTGAGCCGTACACCGCCAACATTCTGCTAGCATCAGCAAACGTGGTTTGGAGTTTCAAGTCCTCAAGCACGTTAATCTGCATAGCAAACTGTGTGGCTTTCTTGTAACCAAACAAGATGTTCCAGTAAGGCTCTGTGCCTGTACCCGCTGCGTTGTAAGGCACGTTGGTACTCTGCTTGACAGCGAACTGGGCAAAGTTACCTTGGAAGCCGTTACGCACCACAGCGTCACCGCTAGCGGTAGCGTGTACAAGCTGGTCACTCTTACGAATCACGCCCATGACAGCAGGAGGCACAATAGCAAACGGTGTACCGCCTAAACTCGTAGCGTTGCTTTCTTCCAGCAAGGTGTACATATCGTTGAAAAAGGCGAAAATATTAGCCGCATCCAACGTGATGACACTGCCTGCTGTCGTAGCACCAATAGTGTTGAGTGCTGGCGCACCCGCCGCCATTGTTGAGAGCAAAAAGCTGTCAATGGTATCACGTAAGGCGATAGCGGCACGCTCTTTGTTGCCTTCCATCAAGTCTAGGTCACTCTGTTTAGTGTCCACGTAGTCAAGGCGAAAAGCCGTGTACTTTAGCTGGTCAATCAGCATATCTTGGCTTTGTTCAGCCGTTAAACCATACGTGATAGTGCTATCTACGGTGTGGTCGCCTACCGTAATACTTGTGGCTCCAAAGTCACGAATCGTAACTAAGTCACCTTCTTTAAACTCGCCTTCATAGTCTCGGCTTACACAATCAACGGCAACGGTCGACTTGTCTAAGATGTCTAATACCATTGACGAAAAGACAATGGGGATAAAGCTACGTGTACCCTTGGTAGCGGAGCCTCTGCTTAATACCATAGTGTTAAAACCTCATGCTGGTTGCAACACGTCTAACGCTTTGTTTGCATGCTTCGTAGATGTTGTATTCTCTGTTCCCCAGTCATCCCCCGCAATGTGTCGGCTAGCTGTTCGCCATAAATGCCTTGCTTGCTTGGGTTTGCCTGCTTACCCGCAAATGAATCCGCTCTATCAGGTGCAACCTTCTGTGCTGGCTTGGCCTGTTGTGCTAGCTCTCGCCCTACGTTAATCAGCTTGAGAACTTGCCCAACCAAGGGCTTGGTTTGCTCAGCCGCCTGCGCCATATTGCCGTGTTGTGACAATATGTCCTGCACATAAGGGTCTAGTATCTCCCTTACTACTGGTATGCTCATTGCCTCTGTCAACGAGGCGTCACCCCTTACAGCGTGTTCGTACACCTTATCCATCATTAAGGGGGCTTGAGTAGCGTAGGTTTGGCGTTGTATCTGTTGCGCCCAGTTGCCTAGCACTTCGTCGGGTCGCTCCCATAAGTAGTCGGTGAGCTGTTGGCGTTGCTGGTCAATCAAACTAGGGTCAGGTTGTTGCTGTTGAGGGGCATAACCACGCTGGTTTAGCTGTTCGTACATGGCTTCAAGGCTGGCTAGCTTTTGTTGCTGTTGCTCAAGCCTTTGTTCCGTCTCTTTGTACTTGCCTCGCCAATGGCGTATAGCTTTAGTCCTATCGCCACGGTTGCGGGGTTGGCCATCTTCATCAGCTTCGCCGTCGTCGTCGGATTCATTTGCGGGTAATGGTTCAGAGCCTTCTATATCTTCGTTTTGCTCAAAATCATCATCCGTGTTGTCAAAGAACTGTTTATCATCTTGTAACATACGTTAAGTGCCTCTTACGCTTGGCTGCGGATACCATCAGATAACGCCCTGATGTTAGCGACAAACTTAGTCTACTGGTATTTTGGCCAGCTCACCCCATAAATGCACACCCGCATACAGGCCACGGAGAAACTGCTCATCCGCTACCCTACGCATAGCCTCCTCGCTAAACGCCTGCCCCCTGTGGGCTTGCGGTTGCGATGCCTGCAAGTTGTCCAAGCAATGCTGCTTCACCACCTTGCTCAACTCCACCCATGCTTGGCATAGCTCCAACTGGCGTGCCAATTCCGCCAGCTCCCTCGGCTTGTAATCCACCTTCGGCATCAACTGCATCTAAAGCCACCTGTCCTGCCATCATCATGGCTTGTTCTGTACCCATTGCTAACATAGCTGATTGTTGCCCTAAGGCTTGGCCTAACGCCATAGCTGCCGTGTCTTTCGTCAGCTTAACAACCAGCTCATCGTGGTTCATAATCCACTTGTCGGCCTCGCCATAGCCAAGGTCTCGCCATAGTGACTTGTAAAGCTCTACCCAGTCCATGCGCTGTGCAATGTCGGGTATTTGTGCGCCTTGCTGTATCAGGGCTATCTTCTCTTGCAAGCCTTGCTTACGCTCCATCTCGCTCTTGTTATCCACAATGATGAACTTGTAGTTTTGGTAGTACAAGCTAGGTTCAACCTGCACAAACTCGCTTTCCCCACCCCTCCCCTCAACAGGTATTGTCAGGGCTTTAGGGTAAAACATGCTTTGCATTAAGGCCAGCTTTTCAATCGCTGGTAGCTTCATATCTAGGTTAAAGCGGTCAATAACCCTATCCATGACAAGGTTGCCAATAACCTGTAAGCCTTGAAACTCTGTAGCCGTTTGTGCCTTATCCCTGCTAGTCACATTACCCGATAGTTGCCTTGTGGCTCCTGTCGTGGCTTCTGTCTGGCTCTCTAACAACTGCAAG